TTCCGGAATATAAGTCTCGCGGTGAGCGAATTATGTCGGTTTTGAATGGTTCCGGTTCTGTAGATGTTTTGCCTGGTCGTCCTGATGTTCAAGCGTCGGATTCTGATTTTCGGAAAGGCGAGGATTATGACCCCCCGTTGGATTTTGACCCTAATTCGTTTTCACGGATTGATAAATTTGATGGTTTAGAGAGTGGACAGGGTGTTATTGATGACTTTCTTGAGCGGCAGCGTTCGTCTTCGACCGCTAAGCAGGAGAAAGAGGATTAATGAGGTTTGGGTTCTCGAAGGGAGTATTTAGGTATTCCCTTCGGTTCCTTGTCCACTTTCTTACCTCGCACCGCAGGTAGCGTCTAGCACCTTAATAATCAGCACTTTATGTCGACGTAGTCGGCGTGCTGCCCGTATAAACTTATTATTTTTAAAAGAAAATTACATATCCCTTTACTAGACGACTTATGATATGTGCGCGGACCAATTTTGAGATTTGCTTTGAATGTCAAATTTGGATATCGAATTGCGGTTTTGATAGCGCATTTTCTTATGGTTTCTAATTGTTGTTTTTGTTATGGAAAAAGTACCGTTTTATCGTAAGAAAGCTTTTTGGACAATGTTGATTTCGATTCTTACGGCATTATCTGTTTATTTTGCGGCTTCATGTACTCGGAAGGTTGTTTATCATACTTCTGGTATTCATTGTGATACTGTTGAGGTCGATGTTCGGTCTAATTTAAAGCTTCCGTAGTATGCCTCCTGCTTCTTTTATTGCTCAGATGGGTCAGGCGCTTGGCATGAATGCAGCTAGTTCTGCTGGTTCTTCTGCTGGTGGCGGTATTGCTGATGCTTTGTTTGGAGGTATTTCTGCTCGTCGTAATTGGAAGTATAAGCAGAAGGAAATGGCATTGCAGCAGCAGTATGCTCTCGAACAGATGACTAAGTCTGCGGAATTTCAGTTGGCTCATGATAAGCAGATGTTTGATTATCAGAATGCGTATAATGACCCTTCTGCTGTTCTTGAGCGTAATTTGGCTGCTGGTTTGAATCCAGCTGCTGTTCTTGGTCAGTCTGGAGTTGGCGTTTCTGCTACTATTCCTACTTCCAGTGGTGGTGCTCCGTCTGGTCATGGTCCAGTTGCTTCTGGTTCTGGTGGTGGTCTTGCTGCTCTTGCTGGTAATCCTTCTGCGTATGCGGATATTCAGTTGAAAGATGCTCAGCAAGAGCGTGAGCGTTCGGCCGCAGCTCTTAATGATGCTGAGGCTGATTGGTATAGGTCTCAGACTTTGGATAAAGATTTGCGTGAACGTCTGATGAAGGCTCAGGCAGGACTCGCTGAAGCTGGGATTACTGAAACTAATGCGCGTGCGAGTTTGAATACTGCGATATCTTTGTCTTATTCTATTGATAATGAGTTGAAGGATGCTGCTTTTGGTTATAATCTTGAGATGATTAAGGCCGATCTTGGTAAGGCTAAGGAAGAATATTACCAGCTCAAGACTCGTACCGGTTATGTCGACGATCAAATTGAAGCAGAATTGCAGTTGTTGACTGCTCGTGCGCTTTATTTGAAGTCTTCTTCTGCCAATCAGGATCAGTTGGCACGTGTGAATGAATTGACGGCAGATGATTTGGAGAACTGGTTTGATGTGAATTGGAATACGGAGGTTGAGGTTCCTATTATCAACGAGAAAGGAAAGGTTGAGCGTACGGTTAAGATGACCGGCAAAGAAATTCGCAAAGAATATATGAAACTTAATTTGCAGGATTTTCAATATGATATGTATACCAATCGTTGGGAGCTTCGCTCTGAGAAAAATCGATTTGGCTATAGTGTTGTTAATACTGCTATTCATGGAGCTATTTCTGCTGCTGGAGGTGTTGCCGGAGCAAAAGTCCTTTCTTCTGCTCCTCCTGTGCAAAGACTTGATGATGTTACTGAGGATTTAGTTCCGAGTCCTGATGGTGCAGGCTGGACTAAACATACTAGTAAAACTAGTCGACAATGGCGTCATTAAAATTTTTCATTAAAATTTTTCATTAAAATTTTGGAATTTAATTTTTTTTGTTTATATTTGTATTCGAATTCTAAACCTTATTTTATTATGCAATCAGATGTTATGTGTGGGACTGCTCAGCAGTCTTCTGTTCAGGAATCCGATCCGATTATTTCGTTGTTGATTTCGAATTATCCTCTTGCGAATGGAGGTTATTTGGTCTCTTTTAGTGAGGATCAACCGGATGGATCTTTTAAAAGCTATGATCCGACTTTTTCTTTGCACTATCAATCTACTAAGCTTCCTATGTTTTTGGAGACTAGTTCTATTTTGCTGCCTAAAGGATGTTTTTACTTGCCTGAACTGATGCTTGCCGGTTTTATTCGTTCTTTGTCTTCTGGTACCTCTCGTTTTGAGATGAAGTTTTTGCCGCCTGCTTCTCAGATTCAAGGTTTGCTTCTGGTTAGGGTTAATGAAAGCAGTTTTTTTAATTATGAGCAGGAAGAAGAAGACTAGAGGTAAAGGAGGTAAGAGAATTGTTGTACGTCCTTTAGGAGGAAAAGTTCTTTGATGAGCTCTGATTATTATCGACGTTTTGAACTTGCCTACGCGCCTTTTTTTGTGAGAAAGCGTGTAGGCAAGTGTTTTAAGGTTATTGCTCGTTTTCGATCTCATGAACAAGCAGTTGATTATCTACGTTTGTTATCTGAACGGTATCCCGGTATTTATTTTGATATAAAACATGTGTCTTTCCCCCATTTGGATAAGAAATCGAGCGTATAGTTCTCGGACTATTGGTTTGACAGATAGGAAGGTTTTGTTGATGAATCGGCCTTGGGATTATTTTACTCAGCGTCTTATGGTTCCTTGTGGTCGTTGTGAAGAGTGTTTACGGCAGCAGCGAAACGACTGGTTTGTTCGTTTAGAGCGTGAAACTAAGTATCATCGGTTTCTTCATCAGAACTCTGTATTTGTTACGATTACGATTGCTCCGGAGTATTACGATAGTGCGTTGTTGAATCCTTCTTCTTTTATTCGCTTGTGGTTGGAACGTATTCGTCGACATTTTGGTCATTCCATTAAACATGCTTTTTTTCAAGAATTTGGAATGCATCCGGAGCAAGGTAATGAACCTCGTCTTCATTTTCATGGCGTTCTTTGGGACGTTTGTTATTCTTATAATGCTATTCGTCGAGCTGTTAAGGATTTAGGTTTTGTTTGGATTTCGTCTGTTTCGGATAAGCGTCTTCGGTATGTTGTGAAGTATATTGGTAAGTCTATTTATATGGATGATGCTTCTGTTGATTTTGCGAAGTCTCGTCCTATTACTGTGGGTCAATTAAAAACTAATCTTTATGATTTACTTCAAGATAGGAAATATCGTCGTAAATTTGTTTCGGCCGGTGTTGGTGATTATTTGGGAGATTTTAAAGCTCCCGGTGCGACTTCTGGCCTTTGGTTGTATACAGATAACGAGACCGGTGATGTTTATCATTACCGCATCCCTCGCTACTACAATAAGTATCTTTCTCAAGAAGCGTTATTCTTTCGTAAAATTTCCACTGCTTGGACTTATGCTAACGCTTTCGCTGGTTCTTTGGCTATTGGGTTTCTTCGTGAGGTTGCTGAAAGGATCCTGCGTCCCTCCGACGTTTCCCGTCTCACTAAAGGAGGTTTTTCGCGCCTTGTGAGGCTTCGGGAGTTTTTGAGTAAGGTTAAGCAGCGGCAGCGGTTTGTAGCGGTCCCTTCTGATGTTATTGATTTTTGGGTAGATTGTTTCGGTATTAATCCTTCTAATCCTTTTTTTAATAGAGTAGTTTATGGGTAAACAGCCTTTTATTTCTCATGCCGTGAATGGTTATTCTCGGTATGATATGCCAGAGAATAAGGCATTTTCTATGACACCGGGTATTATTTATCCGGTGCGTATTCAGTTTGTTAATGCTCGTGATCGAGTTACTTTACATCAAGGTATTGACGTCCGTTCAAATCCTTTGGGTGTTCCATCGTTTAATCCGTATGTACTTCGGTTGCATCGGTTTTGGGTTCCTTTGCAATTGTATCATCCGGAAATGCGTGTTAATTCGTCGAAGTTCGATATGAATAATTTGACGTATAACTTTATTCCTGCTTCTGTAGATAATCGAGGTGCTGGAGAATATACTTCTTTTATGTATCCGCGTGCCGGTACTGCTGCTTTTTTCAGTCAGGTTATGCCGTTTAATCATCGCGCTGCACTTCCCAATAGTCTGATGTCTTGGCTTCGTATTGCTAATAGTCCGATTATCAATTATCCTCGTAATACTCTGACATCTGCTGGAGCTTTGATGAATACATCTGCGAAGTTTCTTACTGTGAATGCAGATACTTATTTAGGTTATTGGGATATTGTTCGTAATTATTATTCGTATTCTTCTTGGGGTGTTTTTTCTTTTGCTCATCCCGGAACTTATCGGCCTCTTTTTTATATTACTTCCTCCTCTTCTGTGGCTAAGGAGGTTTATCGAGAGAAAGCTTCTTATTTTTGGCAGCGTTATGGTAATCTAGAGTTTTTGGATCATTATTTTGAAACGATGTTTTATCCGAGGGATAGGAAGCTTGAAGAAGGTCGTGATGAGTTATCGTGGAATCGTTCTGATTTGTTTGTAGAGATTCTTCGTTCTGATTTGTTTAATGACGGTACAATTGCGGCTACTCCGGATTTTACGAGGATGGCTCAGATGTTTCCGCAGGCGTTGAATTCTAGAGTTCCGGCTTCTCCTTATGATATTCAGGAACCTACGGTTGATTGGAATAATGGTACTGGTACCGATACTAATGTTCCGTCTAAGGTTTATTTTTCTACCACGTTGAATGTTCCTTTTTTGGCAGCGCATCCTATGGCTGTGTGTCCAAGCTCTCCCGATCGTTTTAGTCGTCTTATGCCGCCGGGTGATTTTGATTCTGATGTTGATTTTACAGGTGTAAAGACTATCCCCCAGCTTGCTGTTGCGACACGTTTGCAGGAGTATAAAGATCTTATCGGTGCTTCCGGTTCTCGTTATTCTGATTGGCTTTATACGTTCTTTGCTTCTAAGATTGAACATGTGGATCGTCCGAAGCTTCTTTTTAGTTCTTCCGTTATGGTTAATAGCCAGGTTGTTATGAATCAAGCAGGTCAATCTGGTTTTGCTGGTGGTGAAGCTGCTGCACTTGGTCAGATGGGCGGTTCTATAGCGTTTAATACTGTGCTTGGTCGTGAACAGACTTATTATTTTAAAGAGCCTGGTTATATCTTTGATATGCTGACCATTCGACCTGTTTATTTTTGGACAGGTATACGTCCCGATTATTTGGAGTATCGAGGTCCCGATTATTTTAATCCGATTTATAACGATATTGGTTATCAAGATGTTCCTTTTTGGCGTTTAGGTTATGGTTGGAAATCTGGTTCGTCTACTCAGAGTATGACCGTAGCCAAGGAGCCTTGTTATAATGAATTCCGGTCTTCTTATGATGAGGTGTTAGGTTCTTTGCAGGCGACTCTAACTCCTAAGGCAAGTGTTCCGCTGCAGTCTTATTGGGTTCAGCAGCGAGATTTTTATCTTATAGGTTTGTCGTCCAATCCGAATGAGATTAGTCCTTCTATGCTTTTTACCAATCTGAATACTGTTAATAATCCTTTTGCATCAGATATGGAGGATAATTTTTTTGTTAATATGTCGTACAAAGTAGTTGTTAAGAATCTTGTGAATAAGTCTTTTGCAACTCGTTTATCCAGTCGTTGATATGTTGGAATATATGATTGAAGACCTTCCGGAATATAAGTCTCGCGGTGAGCGAATTATGTCGGTTTTGAATGGTTCCGTATCATGTCCCGCAGAAAGGCT